CAACACTTAACGACCAAGGTAGGATGCTTAACATATATTCTGATAGCAAACGAGTTAAAGGTATATTAGAAGACTTATTTTTCAATCGTTTGGATATTCATACATCATTACCTATGTGGACAAGAAACACGGTGAAATATGGTGATAACTTCGTTTATATGAATATCGATGATAGACATGGTATTGTAGGTGGTAAACAAATGCCTAACTATGAAATGGAACGTAGAGAGACTGGATTATTTGATATGATTTCTGGTAGAGAAACTATGAACACAGCTGAAACTAATACTACAACTGATAAAGTTAAATTCTTTTGGAGAGGTCGTGATGTTGAATTTAATTCATGGCAAATCGCACACTTCCGTCTGGCTGGTGATGATAGACGTTTACCTTACGGTACATCTGTGTTAGAGAAGTCTAGACGTATTTGGAAACAACTTATCTTATCAGAGGATAGTATGTTGGTATATCGTGTAACTAGAGCCCCAGAAAGACGTGTATATAAAATCTATGTGGGTAACATTGATGATGCTGATGTTGAACAATACGTAAACACAATTGCTGATAGATTCAAACGTATGCCAATTACTGACCCACAAACTGGTCAAATGGATTTACGTTACAATCAATTATCAAACGACCAAGATTATTTTATACCAGTTCGTTCAGAAAACGCACCTAACCCAATTGAAACACTTCCAGGGGCATCAAATCTTGACCAAATTGCTGATATTGAATACCTAAGAAGTAATCTATTTACATCTTTACGTGTACCAAAACCATTCTTAGGTTTTGATGAAGCATCTGGTGACGGTAAGAACTTAGCGATGCAAGATATTCGTTTCTCTAGAACAATTAATAGAATCCAACAATCTATGTTACAAGAGTTGAATAAGATTGCTATTATACATTTATACATATTAGGGTTTGAAGAAGATTTAGATAACTTCACATTAACACTTAATAATCCATCAACACAAGCTGAAATGCTTAAAGTTGAACACACACAACTTAAAGTCACACTTTACAAAGATGCTGTATCTGATGCTGGTAATGGTTTTGCACCTATGTCAATGACTCGTGCACACAGAGAAATCTTAGGGTGGTCTGATGATGAGATTAAACAAGATTTACTCGAACAACGTATGGAGAAAGCAGCTGCGGCTGAATTAGCTAACACTGGTGCTGTTATTAAACACACTGGTATGTTTGACATAGTTGATAGAATCTATGGTGATTACAAAGCTGCTTTAGAAGGTGGTGGTGCTGGTGGTGAAGGAGCTGAAGGTGGTGCTGAAGGCGGAGGTGGAGGCGGAGGTCTTGGTGGTTCATTCGGAGGCGGAGGTGTGTCTGGTGAAGATTTAGACTTTGGTGGTGCTGAAGGTGGTGCTGAAGGTGATGCTGAAGCTGAGGCTGAAGGTGGAATAGGTGGTGAAACTCCCGAAGCTGGTGGTGAAGCTGGTGGAGCTGAAGAATTTGGTGGTGAAGCTGTTGCGGAAACAATAAAAAAGACTGAGAAGTTATTAACTGAAAGAAAAGAAATACTTAAAAATAAATTAGACGAAAGAACTAAAAAATACCAAGGTAGATTTGTTACATTGTTAGAATCAATAAAACCAGAAGATAAAATTAAGGAGGAAAAGGTTAAAATTTATGATAAAAACGTAAAGGTTAATAACTCAATCAATAGTATGATTGACGATATTAATAAAATGTTAGATGAATAATCACTTTTTACCTTAAATAATGATATTTATAAATTAAACGGGAAGGATGAAAAACTTTGGTAAGATTAAGAACGTATTTAATGAATTAGTTTCGGAGGGTATAGCAACAAAAGATGTTGCATCTTTGGATTTATTCAAGAAATATGTTAAAACAGTAAAAGAAAATGAAATATTAAAAACTCAGTTTTTGGTTATCTCAAATATAGAAAATAAGATAGAATCTGACAGAGAGAGTGCAATTCAATATGTTAAAGAAAATATAAGTTTATTCTCTGAATTTGATAAAAAGAAAATAATTGAGGCTAATGAAAATTTATCTTCTTTCATCACGTTGTGCGATAAAGGTGAATTATTGAAAGAGGATATGGAGTATGACAATAAAACGTTACATGAAAACATAGCTGCACTTATCTTCACAAAGAGAAAACCAGAAACAATAGATGCTATAATAGAAGCTACTAATGGTATAGTTGATTATATATTAAACAACAAACCGAAAGAAATTGTTGAATCGAATGGTTTACCAATCAGTATGATGACTTCAATATTAGTAGATAAATATAATGAGAGATATGTTGATTTAACTGAATCAGAAAGAAAAATACTTAAAGCTCTTATAGAATCTAACGATGATGAGAAAAAAGAAATATACACATCTTTGGTTAGGGAGTGTATAGGTTTAATCAATGATAAATTAGTGGAGTCTGATTTGGAATCTAAAGATAAGTTATTACGTGTAAAAGATAAGCTTTTAAATGATACAAAGACTATTGATGAAGATTTCAATAAAAATATAACTAAATTGATTGAATTAAGAGGTAATTTACAAAATAATTAACATCTAAAAACTATCAGTTATGAAAGGAGTTCCAAGTGAAAATATACTAAAACTAAGAGAATTAAATCAAAAGTTAACTTCTGAGAAAGAACATCCAGATGAGTATAAGCAAATAGTAGATGAGTTGAAAGAAATTGTTGAGTTTGGTAAACAAGAAATAATTGACACAACAACATCTACAAAAAAAATTAAGTGTTACGAGAATATGTGTTCTAAAATTACAATGATATTAAACAAAATTAAAGTAAATTAATTATGTCTGAAGAAAAAAACACTTGGGGTGAGTACAGTAACTTGGTACTTAAAGAATTAGAACGTCTTAATGATAATTACGATAAGATGAGAACTGACATGGATACTAGATTCAATGAACTTAACCAAAAGTTAACTGAGTTTAAGAATGTTGAGGGTAAAGTAATAACCAATTCAGCGTGGATTGAAAGGGTTAATGATGTTTGGTCTCCATCACAAATGAAAGAGGCTAAAGATGAAATCTATAAACAAAAAACTAGATGGGCAGCTGCAATAGCTATTATCACTTTTTTACAGATAGCTATTGGTATTGGGTTGGCATTGTGGAAAAAATAGGTACTTGACTAATTGAAATTAAATGATTATACTTGTAATAAATACCAGGTATAAATTATGAAAACGGGAAAAGAAGTAAAAGTAGCAACATTTAAAAATTACAACGTAGTCTATGGCAGCGTAAATAATAAACATTCAAAAGCAGTATATATTAGCATATCTGCATGGGCTGAACCTAAAGATGAATATGAAATTAATTACAATAGAGTAATTAGAGAATTCAACAAGAAAATTAAACAAAGTGTTTATAATCTATTGGACGAAGATATGAGTACTGAATTCATTAAAGATAGAACAATTGTCGATTTAGATATCAGAGAATCTGGAATCAAGTTTGGTAAAAGAAGTTTTACAAATTGTGAATTAACACTATCACTCAAAAATGAAATACCAGTTAACTCAGAACTAATGAGGCCAATGTTAGATGATATCACCGAAATGTTATTGGATGATGTCTTTAATAATAATAAGTCATTTAAATTCCATAGGAAAAAGAATTAATATTAAGAACCTCAACCATAAAGTTTGAGGTTTTTTGTTTTATACACATATTTATTGTTATAAACACTAGATATGGATACAGATATTAAATTAATAAAAAAGGGTCAAAGTGGTTTTGGGTTTTTAATCGAGCACGATGGATACATTAGCCCAGACGAACCAAGAAACCAACCTTTTATCAATGAAATTAAAAAAATTGATAGCGGTAGTAAGCTATCTATAGTTGAACCACTTATTGTATACGTTGTATTACAAAAGTATGGTATCCTAAATAGAAATGGGAGAATATACCCAGAATCAATCCTTAAAGAACAAGATAGAATTTACCAACAAGCAATAAGAGAACGTAGTGCTGTAGGTGAATTAGACCACCCAGAATCATCTGTAATCGCTGGTGATAGAATTTCCCATAACATTGTTGAAACGTGGTGGGAAGGTCACACACTTATGGGTAAGATGGAAATATTGATGACTCCAGGCTTTATAAACTATGGTATCGTATCCACAAAAGGTGACGAAGTAGCAAACTTATTAAGAAATAGAATTAAAATTGGTGTTTCTTCACGTGGTGTTGGTTCATTGAAAGAGGGTAAAAATGGTGAACAAATTGTGCAAGATGATTTTGAAATCATTTGTTGGGACGTTGTAACAGCACCAAGCACCCCAGGAGCATGGATGTCTAGAAACCCAGAAGAGCTAAAACAATACGTTGAGAACACTAGTAAGAAGTCCCCAATCATAAAAGAAGACTTAAATAACGGATTAGATAAATTTTTGATTGATTAATAAATTTAACAATTTTTTAATTCAAAATTGGCTTTTCTTGAAATAACACATATTTATTATCAAATGAGGTGTATACCTTTAATAAATTTATTATAAAAAATAAAATAAAGTAAAAAAAAATGGCAGAAAAAAAATCTATACTTGAAGAAGCATTATTAGATATCAATAATATCAAAAATGCTTTAAATGCCAACACAAAAGAAATACTTCGTTCGGTAGCGAAAGAAGAAATTGACAGTGTGGTGAAAGAATCGCTTATGAAAAATGAAGCTGATTATGAAGAAGAAGATTTAGATTCAACTGATGACGCTGTTGATTTAGGTGGTGATGCTGATGCAGCAACCGCAGATATTGATACAATGGAATTAGGTGGAGAAGAATCAGAAGAAGATGAACTAGGTGACATCGAAGGCTCTGAAGAAGTGTCTCCAGAAATGGATACAGATTTAGGAATGGACGCTGATGCGTTAGGTGGAGAAGAACTAGATATGACTGGTGCATCGGATGATGACGTTATCGCAATTTACAAAAAGTTAAGTGGTGAAGACGAAATCGAAATCGTGGGTGACGAAATTCACTTGAACATATCTGAACCAGGTGAGTACATTGTTAAAAAAGGTGCTTTAGATTTAGGTGGTGATGAAGAAGAAGTTGAAGACATTGATTTAGGACCAATTGGTGATGAAGAAGAAGTTGAAAACGATTCTGATGTTGATTACGAAATCGAATTAGGTGATGATGAAGAATCAGAAGAGCATGAAGCTGAAGAATCTGAAGAAGAGGAAGAAGCTGAGCATGAAATTGGTGGTTCTGAAGAAGGTGAAGAAGAGTCTGAAGAAGAGGAAGAAGAAGAAGAACAATTAGAGGAAAAAATTAGTATTGGTACTGGTATGAGCGTAGGTTCTCACCGTAACAAAAATACTGGTGGTTCTATTGGTGCATCTGAAAACCCAAAATCTATAAACGAATCTGCTTCTAAAAAACTTGTTTTAGAAACAACTAAGAAATATAACTCTTTATTAACTGAAGCTAAAAAATTACAGAGTGAGAATCAAGAATTCAGAAAAGCTCTTAAGACTTTTAGAAACCAGTTGGTAGAAACAGTAGTATTCAATAGTAATCTTACTTATGTAACTAGATTATTTATGGAACATTCTACTACAAAGGCAGAGAAACAAAACATCATCAAACGTTTTGATGAGCAAGTTTCAAACCTTGTTGAATCAAAAAAACTTTACACAACTATTGCTAACGAATTGGAAACAAGAAAACCAATCAGCGAATCAGTAGAAAGTAAATTAATAAAAACTACAACTACTAGTACTTCTAATCAATTGAACGAAAGTACTGCGTATGTTGACCCATCTACTAAACGAATCTTAGATTTGATTAATAGAGTAGAACAAAAATAATAATAACAAATAAAACAAAAAAACAAATTATGTCACATTTATTAACATCTGGACAAGTTGGAAACATCGGATTAAACCACATGAAGGCTATCCGTCAAGAAACTCAGTCAAAATGGGACTCATTAGGATTCTTAGAAGGTCTTAGAGGTCACGTTAAAGAAAACATCGCTCAATTATATGAAAACCAAGCGTCTACATTATTAAGCGAGTCTACAACAGCTACTAACTCTGGTTCTTTCGAAACTGTAGTTTTCCCTATCGTAAGACGTGTTTTCTCTAAATTATTAGCTAACGACATCGTGTCTGTACAAGCTATGAACATGCCAATCGGTAAATTATTCTTCTTCGTACCACAAACATCTTCAAGAGTTGATGCTGCTGGTGTTGCTGGTAACGATTATGCTACTGATG